CGCATCAAACTCGAACGCCGCCTCGGCTTGTGCATTGCGATCCGAAGGATTGAGCAAAGCGCGAGCGGCACGAATAAAGCTGAAACGATCCGCCTCGTTGTTCGTCATCCCAATTGTGCCAGCATTGTCGTCCAAAGCGCGATCGCCAGTATTGCCAGCTGGCCGCGCGCGAGCAGGGACAGAACCGCCGGCGCGAGTAGAAGTGGTTGTCTCGCCTTCGGCGTCGCTGCCGCCACCGGCAACTTCAGCCAAAACAGCGCGCGTGAAAACCTCAACCGTGGAGCCGTCGCGAATATGGCTCGAAGCCAATGCAGCGACGCCATACTGGTCAGCGATCGCCAGGATTTCAGCCGCGCGAGTTTGCTCGGCCGCCGTCCCGCGATTGACCAACTCCTGGGTCTCGGCAGCACGCTCGAGAACTTCAACCTCTTTGATGATGTTGCCCGATGCGTCGACTTCAGCACGAACCAAGTCGCCGTTAGCATTGCGTAGAATTTTGATCATAGGTCCCGAGCCTTCCGATTGAGGGGATGAAATATCATCTGTTTCCAGTGCAGTATTTGCGCGCGTGCCGCCGGCTTCCTCTGGCGGTTTCCCATCGGCCGCGCGACCGACACCAACAGACGGATCCGCAGGGATGCTGACAAAGGAAATCTCGAACGGCTCAAAGCTGGTGATTAGCACTTGATCCGGCTCGCCTTCGACCTCAGTCGTCTTGATTGCACGCACGAAATAGCCAAACGAGATATGGCGAATAATGCCGCCGACAACGTCCTGCCAGATTTCCTCCGCCCGAGCAGATTGTCCAAATCGCAGCACAGCGCGACCAACCCGATCGCCGTCGATCCGGTGACTTTCCACAACGCCGATTTGAGTATCCATATTGTGGTTCCAGAGAACCGCAGCGCCCGCGCTCAAGCGATCGGTGATCATGGCGCCTGGGCCATGGTCCAGGATTTCCGCACCAAACCAACGCGAGACAGGCGTCTCGGAACTAAACGCCACCTCAACCGTGCGCGCGCTTTCGTCAATATTGCGCACCTCGGTATGCCGGCGCAAAGGAGCGCCGGCGTTATTGTTGATTTGATCAACCGTGACCGAGCGCACCTGGGCAGAGCCGATCAAAGCCGCTGAAATCACGCTGCCCAAATTTCTATTAATCTTCTTCATCGCCAGTGTCTCCTGAGTTTTGGGGCGCGGTCGTCGCGTCCGTCGCAATTGCTTTTGTGCCAAGAATTGCCGAACGGATCATATCGTCCGACAAACCGGCCTCCTTCATATCCGCAATATCGGCCGCCGTTTGACGCCAGACAGATCGAGGATCCCGACCCTGCCGGCGGATGATTTCAGACGGAGCCGACAAAAGATTGTCCTTCGCCGTCACCTCGGCATTGATGTCTCGCTGTGGATCAACCCAAGGCCAGCGCCGCGCCTGCCAAAGCGCAGTCTGGTAATTTGACAAACCAGACGCTGGGAGTGGCCCATCCGGTCCACGAACCAAGCGACGCAACAAAGCCACGCGCAGCGCCTTGCGATACACCCGATCGACAAAGCCCTCGATTAACCACTCCTGCAAATCCATCCAGTGCTCGCGTTCATCAAGAACGCCCTGCCGGATGGAACTGAAATTGACGCCCTCGAGATCGTTTCCCAGGCTGACATACGACACGCCCATGCCGGCACCGGCACCGCGCAGCATCGCCTTATGGAATGGCGTAAATTCACCGCTGGGATATTGCCCGTTTGCATCCTTGACGCGCAGACCAGGCGGAAGCTCCTGATAGACGCCCTCCTCGCGTTCCAACTCAAGTGTTTCATCCTCATCAAACGCATCGTCCCGATCGGGACCATCGCCAGCATCCCACTCCAAGAATCCGCCCATCTTTGCAGTGGATCGAGCATTAATCAGCGCCGCGCGCTCAAAGCCCTTCATTTGATTAAGACGCCAAAGCGCGGTCGCCGCCCAAGGGATGCCGCGACGCTGGCCCTCAATATCCTCAACAAAACCGTGGATGATTTGATCAGCCGGCACCCGATCGAGCGCGCTGCCGTTGTGAGTGTAGCCGCTAGACGCCGGATCCGAACGCCCGAAGTAATAGGCCAACGGCCGCCCCTCGCGACTGAACTCGATCCCCTGGCGAACGAACGTGCCATCCGGCAAACGGTCAATGTTGTAATCCACAGGACACCGCTGAGGATCCAGCGTCTGCAGCGAAAAGCCCATCGGACCAGCAAAATTGCCCGACAGGATGCGCACCATATACTCGCCATCTTTTGCGGCCGTGTTTACAATCGACTTGCAGATCAAACGAAAGCTGCGCTTTCCGCGCACGTCGCAATTCTCAGCGCGCGACCATTCAGTCCACCACGATTCAATTGCGTCGTTTGCGTCTTGATCCAAAGCGGAGCCATTGCCCCCCTCACGAGCCTGCGCCTGCAAAATAATGCCGCGAGATCCGATAATGTTCTGCCCGACCAGGCGCAAAAACGCCTTCATATAGTCATTCCCTGCCGACTGCTCTCGCGAGCGCGCGACCAGAATGCGCTGGTTGCGATCCACAACCTGGTCGGCCGTCAGCGGTGTCGTCGTCCAATTGGTGGACGAAGAATCTGTCTCAGCCGCATCATAAAACCGCCGGCCCACGCGATGCCCCGAGCTGGCCGGCCGCGCGCGAACCCGATCGGTAGACGCCGCCGGCTGGTCAGTGGAAACGGCCGGCTCTTGGCGATCGGGAATGTGGGAGCGTTTTAGAAAGTTGAACATTTACATCCTCACCCGAACCTTGCGGCCCAGTAGTTTAGAAGGCCGGCCGCCGCGTTTAGCTGCAGCGACTTCAGCCTTGTAGGTTTTGCGAAGTGCCACCAGATCCGCAATCGGAGTGCGAACCAAAGTGCGACCGTTGATCGTGTAAGACATCTGGTCCATGGACGCGCGGCCCTCGAGAACCGCCTCGATCGAGGCCAAGACCTTCTCGGCATGGCCTCGAGGATCGTGACCCTCCGGAGCCGAAGTCAGATCAGCGACGATCGTGGCAGACCCGCCGTCCAGCTCCACCACACTGGTCCCGAGAGAGGCGCGAACAGAAACCCCGTAATCGCCAGCCGTCCAGCTGGCAGACTCCCCACCAGGCACAGAAAATACGAAAGCCGCACCATCCCAAACAGCGGTCAAATTCAGCTCGGCAGGACCGCGCAAATAAGCACTCACAGTCCAATCGGACCCAACCTCGCCAACAGGAAGAATCCGGCTCTCGAGATTAAGGCCAGCCCGAATAATCTTAGGAAAATGCTGCAGCAAGTAGATCACCCCTCGCGTTTTGGTCTGCGCAATCGGCCGCGTGTTGGCCGTTTCTTTCGCTGCCTAGTTTTCGCCGCGACAGCCTCTGTTTCCTCTGGCGGTTTCCCAGCCTTGAGGCCGTCATTCAGCGCAGCAACGACCCGCGCGATTTTTGGGTTAACGATCTTAAGCGCGGCGTAGGCATAAACCCGACAGTCCAGCGCCTCGTTGCGCTCGCGCGTTTTGTGCCATTTCTGGAACGGAAACCCGCGTACCAGCTTTGTCACCAACCGCTCGGCGGTCAGCTGCAAGAAGAATTCCGGATCGCGGCCCTCGGGAAAATGGCAAGCGCCGGCCCCATCTTCGACTTTCAGCCGCCGGATGATAACCAGCTTGGCCTCATCCACCCCGACCGTGAAACCAGTGACCGCACGACCCCGCCGGCCAGTCTTCCACTTAGACGGAGCCGACACGATCGGCATATTCCAACCGCCCTTGCCTTTGATCGCGAATATCCGCCGGCGTTGTTTGCCGCGCAGCTGCTCATAAGCCGCCTGCGTCAAGCCGCCCGAGCCGCCGGTGTCGACACAAGTGGCTGCCAGCTTTAACTCGGACCCGCTCTCATGACGCCAGGTGCCACCAAGGTACGCGAATAACTCGTTCCAAACTTCCGGCTTCAGAGGATCGCCCCAAAACACCTCCTGATCCACAGACCAACTCTCCTCGCCAACGCCCCAACCGACGACCTCGCACTCGAGGCGATCCTCCTGCATGTCGACACCGGCCGTCAGAACACCGGCTGCAGCCGGCACCGGAGCCGCAAACTTCTCAACGCCACCCATCACATCGGCCAACTCGAGAGACTCCGCCTCCTCCTCCCAAGTTTCTGCCAGCGACACGTTTATGAATGTCTGAAGGTCATTCGCTTGTTTCTTTTCCAGAAACGACTGCACCACATCGGACAATGATCGAAAGCACGAATACAGCTCAGACAAATGGTAGGATGCATGGCCCCGAAATGGCCGCGCCGCGATCCAACCGTGACCAGCCGCCTCGGCACCACGGATCGCCTCAACCCGATCCTGATCAGACCACCAACAGCCCTCGCCGCTTTCACACAAATAATATGCAGACGCCGGATCGTGCTCGCCCTCGTCGTCCTTGCCCCATTTGACAGAACTCCAGCGCAACGGCTGGACATGACCGCAATTAGGGCAGGCGACATGAAAACGACGCTGATCGCCGGCTTCAAATGCTGACTCGATCCACGAAACGCCTTTGATCGTAGGCGTCGAGATTTCCAACAGCATCCGCTGGTCACCAAAGGTGGCCGCACGCTGCCAGAGCAATGAAACCGGATGCCCCTCCTTAACGCGATCGTAGCCGTCCGTTTCGTCGCAAACGATAAAGGGAGCCGACCGGCCGCGCATGGTTTTGGGCGAACCCGACCAAGAGAACATGATATGCCCACCTGGGTAGGATTTCATGCGCGTGTTATTGACGCCCGAGCGCGATCGAGGCGTGGCAATCTTGGCCTCCAGCTCCGCATTTGCCTCCACCAACGGGTTGAACTTGGTGGTCAGCCAAGTCGTCAGATCGCCCTCGGATGGTTGCATCATGATCTGCGCAACCGGATCCTGCGAGATGCGATACGCCTGCGCACAAAGCGCGAGCATCGTCTTGCCGACTTGGCCGCCCCACATCAGCGTGATGCGATTGCACTCCGGATCGATCGACATATCCAACGGCTCACGCTGGTAGGGCGCATTGTCGAACTTGATCATGCCTGGGATGGCGTTGCCGACAGGAATATAAACCGACCGCTCGGCCCATTCGGACGGCTTCAAATCAGGTGGCGGTGCCAGCGCCGTCAGCGCAGCAAGGACCGAGGCGCGAATGCCAGGACTAAACGTCTTCCCCATCATCGCCCCCCAGAACCGCTGAATCGTCCAAAGTGGATAGAGCAGCCAACGCCGCGATGATCTCCGACCGGACCACAATCCGAATCTTAGCATCCGATCGCAGGCCCTTGATGCCAGCCG